ATAATATATAAATATATAAATATGAGTAAAACAAGAAAATATATGAATGTCAATAATAAAAGTAAAAAAAATAAGACAGGAGGTACAATAACTAAAACAAATAAACCTAAATCTATTATGAAACCCCACACAACTAACAATGAAAAGAAAAAACAGATAATAAGATTACATCTTCAAAAGAATAAGACCAAAACATATTCTCTAGATTCAGAAGAAAAACGCAATAAAAGATATAGTTTACCTGATTTACCTAGATGTGATAAAATCAATATATATCCTTGTAAATATAAAAACACAGTATTTGATAACTCTGATGAATATGAAGAATATATGGAATTAAAGAAAAACAGAAATGCAAACACAGGTTATAAAAGTAGAACATCCCATTATTCAGAAATGCACAAACAGTTAAAAAATACAGGTTCTGTAGGTAAAAAGATACCAACAGAAAATCGTTTGCATGACCCTTATAGTGGTAAAATATACGATAAAACTACTTTAAAGTTTGGAGATAAGTTGTTAGTAAATTATTAGATTAGTAAATTATTAGATTAGTAAATTATTATAAAATATTATAATAATTTATATATAAAATATATATGTTACGATCATTTGCCAGAAATAATATAACTTTATCAGCAATTATTATTTTTTTAATAACATTTGGTATTATACAGGTAATAAAACCGTCTTTTTTATATAACCAAGACGGTTCAATAAGGGAATTCGGAATTGGTTATAAAAATAAAACTATATTGCCAGTATGGTTACTTTCAATGATTTTAGGAATATTGTCATATTTATTTGTTATGTATTATCTAATTTATCCACGTATTTAAGTTATAATATAAATATTATACGAAAAGAACTTAAAGAACAAATATTTCATGATTCAACTAAAACCATCCATCAATAGATTTAATAATTCCGCCTTCAATAACAACATTGCATCTGTTTTCATCGATTATTTTATCCTTTAATAAAACCATATTATTAATCTTAATAGGTCGTAAATAATAGTTAATTTTATCTATTTTTATGCTTTTGAAAAAATGAATTGCATCATCATATGTAAGTCCAATAATTTGCTCGGCCAATAATTCCTTGTCCATTTTATTTATTTAATACTATATAACATATTTTTAAATTATTTTTTATAATTATATTTTATCACATATTTGCGTTATAATATAATATTGTTTATACTTTATTCAGAATTAGTATATTGTACCTGAGAATTTATTTCTGCTTGTTTTGCATTGTCTTCTTGTTGTTTAATATAATCGTCATGTTGTTGTTTTATTTGATTTATATCTTGAACGCAACCTTTTACAGCTAAATTATAATAAACGATGGATGAAATTAATATACCTGAATAAATATACCATAATGCTTCTCCTACATTATCTTTCAATACAACAATATCTAACAAAGATTGTTTTAACTTTTTAACAGAATCTGGGTCGATTCCATTAGAAGATTGAAATTCTTGTTTCTTTAATGGATTTAATATATTCCACAAATCTCCAAAATTTTCTATATTCAATTTATTAATTAATACTGATTTATTTCCACATATTTTAACAATAGCTTCGGCAGCAGATGCTAATTCAGGAGTATTTGCATCAGTATTAACTAACAACTCAGCAAAAAGGTCATTTGCTTTTCCAGACACAACAAAATAACCTATTACGTCAGAAAACGCACTTTTAAATCCTGGAAATATAAATAATGTTGCCATTAATACACCAAAAATGAATAACCAAGGAATAAATGTATATTTAAATGCAGAAAAAGTATTTGCTGGATTAGAACCACATTTAGAATTTAAATAAGCAACATTTAATATAAATTGACTGCATAAAGTTATAGCAACAAATATTCCTAAACTAACAGTATATGCTGAATACCAAGTTTGCATTAAACCAGGAGTAGTATAGGCATCTATAGATAAAAATGGTTTTGTTACAGGAAAACTTGCTGTGGATGGAAATGCAAAATATACAATTGTTAAAATAGTAAATATAATAAGTGATATAAATGAAATATCCATATAGATAATTGGTATATTTTATTTTTGTTTTTTAAAGTTATTTAGTATGGATATAAATATTAAACCAATACTTACAGAACCTGGCATTAAATATTTTTTAAATGAAACTTTAAAACAATGTAAGCAATTTAGGGAAAAATATAATAACAATATTTATAATATTGGATTATTTTTTATATTTTTGTTAGTTTTAGCAATAGTATTACTTTATAAATACAAGGGTAAACTAACACAAGAAGAATTAGAAGAAAAAGATACAGAAAAAAAAATATATATATTATCAAAAATTAAAAATTATCAGCAAGCTAAATTAAAGGCTCAACAAGATTTAATTACAGGCCTTCCAAATTGGGAAAATGAATTTGATATTATATACGATAATCCGCTTAAAAAGTTAAGAACTTAGAACAAAAAGTTAAGAACCTAGAATAAATATATAAGTATATTTTATAATGAGTAACCAAAATATTAATTCACCAAGCAATAAAATACTTATAAATGATGATAAAAAGGATGATGAAGCTGTTGATATATACAGTGGTGACCCTTTTACACCAAGTGTTGCGTCAAATGAATCAACACCCCCTAACCAAAAACAAAATGAAGAACCTCAAACTATGCAACCTACACAAAAACAAAATAACAATGCTAAAAATGACAATCCATTAACAAATAATACTAAATTAACTCCATTAGAAGCTATTAATGAATTTTATGAGCTTAAAAATAGATATGAAACAACTAACTTTAATAAATATATTAAACCAATTTTAAAATCCAATAAGTCAAAAAGGGAAAAGAAGTCTGACTATTCCAAATTGCCAAGATTTCCTTGTATTAATTGTAAAAGAAATGTAAATACAATATTTAAGATAGATTATGATGCAGAAAATTTATTACATAAATACATTGCTAAATGCGGTGATTTGCAAGAACCATGTCCATTAAATATTGAAATTCACTATTCAACATCTATAAATTTAAGGTTAGAAATAAAAGAAAATTTAAATACAATTGAAAAAATTAAAATGAATATTATTAAAGAAAAAAACAATGCTATCTTTTTTAAAGATTCAAATGTTGTTTTAAGTAAATTTGAAAAACTAACAAATGAACTGAAAAAAGAAACAGAATATGCTGGTTCATATATTGAAGAATACATATTAAAAAATGATAATCCTGTGCGTGCTGAAATATTAAATAAATCTCTTATTGAATTTGGACAAGGATTTTTGCTTCCATTTAAAGAAATGGTTCAAGAATATTTAAAAACAAACAATGAACTTATTATTAATAATGCTGTTAATTTTTATAATAACGAAATGTTACCTAAATTAAAAGAAATTCAAGAATTAAAATATGAAGTAAATGTTGTTGAATATAATGATGGTGATAAAACCTATAATTTAGTTCAGCAAAAAAATAGTATTGAAAAAAGTGAAGTACTATTTTTACAAGATAATAAGGTTATTAACTTTATAAAAGGAATTAAGGGCACGACCCAAAATGCTGCAAAAAAATCAAAAACTCTTAAACTTAAATCTAACTTAGAACATATTGCAAGTCCTTCTAGAACAAGAAAGGTGAAACCGACAATAGAGTTTAGTATAATTGAAGATGAAGATGAAGATGAAAAAGAAGAAGAAAAAGATGAAAAAGAAGATGAAAAAGAAAAAGAAGATGAAGAAGAAAAAGAAGAAAAAAAAGAAGAAGAAAACTAAATAATGTTGTATGATTTTATTTCTATGTATATTATAGTATGCTTTCAAAATATATATCATTACCAGTGTTTTTAGTTAGTTTTGCAATTGGATTATTTTGTGTATATGCAGTTGGTCCAGAATTTAAAACAGTTTATGTTTATCCAAATCCAGATAACTATGAAACATATTTATTTAAAGATAACTCTGGTCAATGCTTTAAAATAAAACCAATTGAAACAGAATGTGGGCTTTTTACAAAATCATATCCAGTGCAAAACTAACATTAAATTAAACCTAACAAATGAAAGTAATTATATTGACAATTTATATATTATATTTATAATATATAAAACATGTATTTAGATAAATTTGTTAGTAGTAATACAGGTAAATATTTGATGTCAATAATTCTTGGAATTGGTTTAGCTACTTTTTTTAGGGCTGTTTGCAAAGGCAGTCGATGTAAAATTATTAGAGCACCTCCATTAGAAGAAATTGACGATGAAGTTTATAAATACAATGATAAATGCTATAAATTAGAAAAAATAGCAACAAAATGTGACACGTCTAAAAGAATAATTACTTTTAGTTAATAATAACATATAGAATGTAAACTATTCTATAAATTTATAAACATATCATATTTTTTGCGTAGAAAACATTAAACAATGAATATTTAGTAATAATAATTATGGCAGAAATTAATAGCACAAGTATTCACGATTTACCAACGGACCCCATTGGAGGCGGTAGCATTGGAGGAAATGTATCTTTAATGGCACAAGAACCACTACAACAAGGAATGCAAATTCCTCAAAATATAAATAATCAAATGTCTTTAGACCAAACTACTATTAGTCAAATTGTAAATGGACTTCAGCAAGCAAGTTTAGCTGGAGCTACTTCGTTGCCAAGCAGAGATATTCCTATGAACACTGATGGCATTATAAAAGATGAACAAGTTCAACCAAATTATATTCCACAACCATCAGTTAAGGATTATATTAATGAAGACGACGATTATAATAATTATGTTAAAAAAGAACAATTTGATAATTCTTTAGATAAATTTTACGATGAATTCCAAACACCATTATTATTGGCATTATTGTATTTTATATTTCAGTTACCAATATTTAAGAAAGTGTTATATCAATATATACCTTTTCTATTTTTTAAAGATGGAAATTATAATATTAATGGGTTATTGTTTACAAGCTGTTTCTATGCATTCATATATTATTCAGTGTCAAAATCAGTAAAACATTTTAGTAAATTTTAATTGAAACTTTGCAATGCAAATTATATCTAATGTTATTATAATGTTAAATATAATTTCTGAGATAAATCAAACCCAAGCAGATTTAATTAAATCTTTTGCTATTTTTTATTTGTTATTACTTGGTAATTATATTGGAAGTAGCATTTTTACTTGTTATCAAGAAACATTAATTAAAACCCACAAAGCACTACAACTTACTTTTGCATTTTTCTTATTCTATTTCTTGGTTACAATTGTATCAGATACAGGAAATTTAGAATATGTTCCTCCAATAGAAAAATTAATTTATTCAGTATTTTATTTCATGTTATTTTTATTGGTAATGCGTTTAGATATTAGAATATCTGGTATAGTATTAGTATTGATTTTTATTATTTACTTCTTAGAACTTAATAAGGATTTTTATATAGATAAAGGGAAACAAATAAATGACCCTTTAGACCAAGAAATATACAATGACAATAGTTATTGGTTTACATTAAATTGGCCAGTAAAAATAAGAATAAAACGCGTTTCACAATATGACTTTAAACTAATTAATCAAATAGAAACATTCATATATTATATTATTTTATTTTTGTTAGTTATAGGGTTTATAGCATATGGAGGAGAAATAAAAGAAATAGTGCGTTCTAAAAAAGGCATTACATGGTTTGATGTTATTTCTGATACACAAATATGTAAAATGAATATTCAAAGAAAATCATTTAAACATTACTTTCTAAAGGGTTTAGGCGTTTCTTTCTAAAGATTGGACAATATAAACTTAAAGATTAAATAATATATTATTTATACAAAAATAAATAATATATGTCTGGAATACCATTATCAACAAATTTAAGATTAATGCAAAATAATATTATTAATATGACATTATTTGATAATTTAAAAACAGGAAACAATATTATTGATGGAATAGTAACAACAATTATACTTACAATTATTACATATATGTTTCAATTTATTAATGAAATAATAAGTGATAATTCTAAAAATATTTTTGGATTATTTAATAATTTATATACTATATTTTATAATACTGAATACAGCATTGAATTCGAATGTTTAACATCTACATCTGTAAATCTTTATAATTCAGGAATAAATCATACAGGAATATTTAGTGATAAAACCAAAGCGTTATTAGAGCATATAATGATAAATAATGACAATAATACAATTACGAGCATTAAAGAATGTAAGGCAAATGAAAGTGTTTATCGTCAAGATTGTGATAGAACATCTAGAGGAAGAAATTTAAGTATGTTTATAGTTTGCCAAAAATCAAAATTTCTAGTTGATAATAAAAGAAAAATATATGCAATAACAACTTTTAATAGTGAAGTAAATGAGTCTAATGATAAAAATAAATCATCTTCAAATATTGAGAAAATAATTATAAGGTTATTTTCATATAAATCTAATGTAAAATCTATAAGTGAATTTGTAGATGAAATTACTTTAAAATATTTGATGAATTTAGAATCAAATCGAAGTAATAAAAAATTTATATATACATTGGTTAATCCACCAACTCTTAAAAATGAAGATGATAATAATATCAATAATTGTTGGGATGAAGTAATATTTTCTAGTACAAGGCATTTTTCAAATATATTTTTTGATGAAAAAGAAAAACTTTTAGAAAAAGTTAAATTTTTTATTGAAAATAAAGAATGGTATTCAGAACTGGGAATTCCATATTCACTTGGCATTGGACTTCATGGTCCACCGGGTACAGGAAAAACGTCCATAATAAAGGCTATTGCAAATTATACTAATCGTCATATTATAATAATTTCCTTAAAGTTAATAAAAACAAAACAACAATTAGAAAAGGTATTTTTTGAAAATAGATATAATACAAATAATTGCCAACATAGCATTACATTTAATAATAAAATTATTGTCTTTGAAGACATAGATTGTATTGGTGATATTGTCTTAAAACGAGAAAATAAAATGTCATATGAAATATTGCATCAAACTCAAGATCAAGAACAAAATCAAACTAACAAAAAGATTTTACATAGCATTTCAACAAATCCAGCAAATGCAACAAATGTAAATGTAAGTTCATTAATTGAATCTATAGCAACAACATGTTCAATGCATGTAAATGAAAATAATATAACATTAGATGATATTTTAAATTTATGGGATGGAATAAGAGAAACACCAGGACGTATTATGTTTATTTCTTCAAATCATTATAATAAATTAGATGATGCTTTAATTAGACCAGGACGTATTGATATTACTTTGGAACTTTCGTACGCGTCCCTACAAATAATTGAAGAAATGTATAATCATTTGTTTAAAAAAAATATTGATATTAATGAATTAAATAAAATAAATGATAAATTTTATACACCTGCAGAAATTATTAATATTTATATTAATGAACAGCAAAATTCAGAGAAATTTATTAAAAGATTACAAATGAATGCACATGTTTAGAAAAAAATGCCTTTACTTTTTTTGGTTTTATTTTTATTTTTATCTTTTCGTACGTTCTTTGTTTTATTTGATTTATTTTGTTGTGTTTTATTTTTATCTGTTGGTCTATAACGCAAAAACCATTCCTCATATTCTTTACTATTTGTATTTTCCTTTAATTCTGTATATTTTTCTGCTTTTTCTGCACGCATTTCTTCTATTGTCTCTTGATGTCCTACACATTCTAAACTAAAACGTTTTAATAATCCTTTCTGAGCTAATCTATTTTTTTCTTGTACCTCAAATAAATAATTTGACATACATAAAATTCGGTCTTTATCATAATATGGTCTGTCAGCATATAAGAATGCTAAGTAAAATGACAACATAGTATCAATGGTTGCTATTTTTAATTCATAACCATGTTCTTTAATTACGTTATAACTATGGCAAGCCAATGGTTGATAAATAAACGCAACAGTATCATTTTTAACTTTAATTTCGTAATGTGGTGCAATAATTTCACCAACTCCTGGTCTTTGAATTATTTTAACATCTTTAACTCCAATATCTGATAAACGCTCTTTTACAATTTCTGCAGCAATTAATGGTTCTTCTGTTAACACATCAAAATCAGGTATCTTTTTCAACCTCTTTTGTAAATTTTTAGGCATGTAATGTGAATATAAAGATAATGCGTATCCCCCAAAAAATATTACACCTTGGTCTATTAATGTTTTTTGAATATTATCATATATTCTATCTGATTCTTCTTCATTTGTATCAGACATTGCACGTTGAAAATTTACCTTAAAACAATTAGAATCGTTTAAAGGGTAATTTTTATTTAAAAGCGTTAATCGTTTCAAAACCTTTTCCCATCTTGAAACATCACCTGCTGGTCTAGAAAGTTCCAAATACATTCCCATACGAAGTAAATTAGGGGGTGCGTATAAAATGCCACCAACACGAACAGCATCTTTCCTAATAGAATTAAATAACACTTTTGGTAAATATGTAATGTCAGCAATAGGAATAAAATTAACAAACACTTTGTATGTACCATGATGTTGGCCAGATTTTCCTTCAACTTCAACAAATCCTTCTTTAACATATAAATCAACTAACTCTTTTGCGTCATGTAAAGCATTTGGGCTATAAAAATCGTAGTCAGGAATTTCTACATCCTTATTGTAAAATTGGTCATGCTTTGGCAATAATGCATTAATTGCAGTTCCTCCATATGCTACAACACCTTTTATCCTCATAAAATTTTCTAAAATACTTATAATGCGCTTAATATCAGGGGAATTTACAATTTTCTCTCCTTGCATTTCTTCAGATTTATCAACTGCTTGACGCAAAATAGCTAATTCACAATCATTAAATGTTAGATTGCTACATATTCCTTTATTTTTATTTTTGTCTTCATGTTTATTTTTGTCTTCATGTTTATTTTTGTCATTCTTCATTTATTTTATATATTATATTCATAAAATAATATATAACCCCTTCAACATTTACAACCTCCTATAGTATTATATTTTTACAATAATAAATGTTTTTATTAAAATAAATTTTTATTTATTGAAGTTGGCAATCCATGTCCATATAAAATCATATAAACCAATATTAAAGCCGCCAATAAAATACTTCTATTTTCAGCAACAATTTGTTTTTGACCAAGTACAAAAATCATAAAAAGATATAATACAATACCAATTACTACGGAATGTAACAACATCATTAATCCAGATTCCATTATATATATATTATACTAGTTAGAAAAAAAATATTTTAGTTGGCTAAAGTTATACATATGTAAATATGTAAATATGTAAATATGTAAAAATAATATTACTACTAAATATCAAATTTATAAAAGTCTGATTGTACTTTTCTGGAAGCATAAGATAATTGTGGATTTTGAGGTGCAGGCAATTCAATTTCAACGGGCTTATAACGTAAGTTCTCTGGTTTTAAAACAAATGCACAATTTGCTTCATCAAAAAATATATCATTTTCTTCTATACTTATATCAATTTCTTGATAACGCATTGCCAACATTTGACATCCCATTTCACGCATTAAAACAGAACTTGGGTTTGCTGGATTCGAACCTTTATCAGGCATTCCTATTGTCATATTTAACTTATTATATTCTATAAGTTCATTCATATCTGGAGTGTAAGCAATGTCATAATAATTTAATGCACGCATGAAGACAGAATTACTTGTCATATTCACATATTCATAAAATTCTTGTGACTCCATAAAGGAATTATTGTTTTTATCAACAATAATAACAACTTTACCCATTAATTCAGGCAATTTAACATTTCCCAGATTTTTACCTTGATATTCATAACTGTATTCTTTTCCTAAAAGAATATTAGAATAACTTTCTAAAATCTTTGCCATATTTTTATACATGTTTTGGTTTGAACTTTTAAATCGTAAATGTAAAATGATTGGGTCACGAGGGTTAGGGGCAGTAGATTGAGCAAATGCATAATTATTTAGCATTTGCATTATATCTGAAAATTTAATATAATTAAATGTTTCCTTAATAAAATAACTATCACCAACAGATGTAGCTACTGCTGGCATATCGTCGTCTACTGAAAATATTTCAAAATCTAAACCTCTAACACCTTGTTTAAGAATATTTGTTAAAATACATGTATCAACATAGTCATTTTTATAATCTCCACCACTGCAAGCATTATAAGCAGATTTAATATAATAATCTTTGAAAGTATATTGAAAATTAGGGACGTGGGGTCTAATAGACATGATTTTTCCATTTAAATCCCCATATAATTCAGTCATATTATTGCATTCATTTTTTTGTAAATTTCTGTAATAAATTGCATAATATATGGTAACAGCTAATACAAGCAAAATCAAAATACTTATAACAAATGTTGAAGATGATGATTTCATTTGATTAAGTGTTTGTGTAATAGTATTATCAGACATATTTATAATATATAAATAAAATTTATTTGTATTAAAGTTTATTTGTATTAAAGTTTATTTGTATTAAAGTTTATTTGTATTAAAGTTTATTTGTATTAAAGTTTATTTGTATGTATATAAATAATATTTGTTTGTAATTATTAGTTAAAAAAATAATACAATCTATATATAACTATGGCTGGTGGATTACTTAATCTTGTCTCACAAGGACAACAAAACATTGTTCTAAATGGAAATCCAACAAAATCATTCTTTAAATCTACTTATCATCAATATACAAATTTTGGTTTACAACAATTTCGGGTTGATTTTGAAGGAGCAAAAACGTTGCGTTTATCAGAAGAGTCTACGTTTACATTTAAAATGCCGCGCTATGCTGATTTATTAATGGACTGTTATTTGTCTGTTGCATTACCCAATATATGGAGTCCTATTTTACCTCCACAGCAAATTACACCTGATACTACTGCACAAGGACTAGGCAATATTGAACAATGGGCTCCTTATGAATTCAAATGGATTGAAAATATTGGTGCAAAAATGATATCAAAAATATCTATTACATGTGGAAATTATACTCTTCAAGAATATTCAGGAGATTATTTATTGGCTTCTATGCAACGGGATTTTTCAAATACTAAAAAAGACCTATTTAATTCCATGATTGGTCAAATACCTGAATTAATTGACCCTTCTAATGCGAATGGTCGTGTAAATTCATATCCAAACGTCTATTATACACCTGATTTAGCAGGACCTGAGCCATCCATTAATGGACGTATATTATATATTCCATTAAACAATTGGTTTTCATTAAAAACCCAAATGGCATTTCCTTTAGTATCATTACAATATAATGAACTACATATAAATATTACATTAAGGCCAATTAATCAGTTATGCGTTATTCGTGATGTATTTGATGCAACAAATAATTATCCATATATTGCTCCTAATTTTAATCAATGGTATCAGCAATTTTACAGATTTTTACAACCACCCCCTGATGTAGGCATTGGAATTGATTCTTATTATGACCAACGTACATTATGGAATGCAGATATTCATTTAAATTGTACATATTGTTTCTTAGCAAATGAAGAACAATTATTATTTGCTTCATATGAACAAAAATATTTATTTAAACAAGTAAGAGAACAAGTATTTATGAATGTGACTGGTCCAAATAAAATAGAATTGGATTCACTTGGTATGGTTTCCAGTTGGTTATTTTATTTACAACGTAGTGATGCTAATTTACGCAATGAATGGTCTAATTACACAAATTGGCCTTATAATTATTTACCAATTAATGCAATGCAAGCTCCAACATCTGGAACATATTTGGTTTATAGAAGTGGCCCTTCTGGATTAGAAGCTATTCAAATTGGTCCTGGTGTTAATCCTGATGGAACATTAACTGGATTATTGATAACTCAACCATATAATCCTCAAAACCAAAAATATATATTAGTTGCATTGGGTATATTATTTGACGGTTCATATAGAGAAAATATACAGCCTGCTGGTGTTTTCGATTTTATTGAAAAATATGTTAGAACAACTGGAAATGCACCACAAGGATTATATTGTTATAACTTTTGTGTGCATTCAAATAATGGAGATTTGCAGCCATCTGGAGCACAAAATATGAGCATATTTTCACAAATAGAATTAGAATTCACCACTATTATACCTCCTTTGGACCCTTTAGCGCAAAGTTTGACTATTTGCGACCCAGAAACAGGTACAGTTATAGGAATTAATAAACCCACATGGAGAATATATGATTATAATTTTAATTTACATTTGTTTGAAGAGCGTATCAATGTTATTAATTTTATTGGAGGAAATGTAGGCCTTATGTATGCAACATAAAATTATATTTATTTAAGTTCAAAAATATAGTATTTAATTTTGAACTTAAAGAGGAATATATTTGTTAGTTTGATTTTGAAATAGGAATAGGAATTGGATGTGTTTTGTTTGTTTTACTGACATTGTTTTTATTATTTTTATTGATATTTGTTTCATCATTAAAATAACCTAATGAGCCATAATTAATGGCTTGAGTTTTGTTAGTTTGGTTCAATAAAAACTCTTTCATTTTATAATAAAAATCTATAACTTCTTGTATATTTTCATTTGTATCTTTATTTTGTTCTTCATAATCTATACATTCTTTGTCTACTTCAGCCTCTATACCCGCAACAACAATGCCAGGTCCCATGGCACCAATCAAAAGGGAAATCTTGTTCGCAGCTATTAATACTGTTGCTGTTGCTAAATCCAGAAGAAAATGAAGTAAAAGAGACAGAGTTATTTGACATTATATATTTAATTTAGATTTTATTTTATTCAAAATATTTTTATGTTATTGAATAAAATATATTTTATTTTATTTTATTTTACATGTTAGTTGGTATATTTCCTGGCAATGGAGTTGTCTCATAAAATAATCCTGTTATTGATAAATGTGTTGGATATAGTGGTTTTATAGTTTTCTCAAAAGAAG